TTACTCCTCTTCATCCCCGACAAAATTCGCTTTAGGTAAGCAGGTATACGCCCCCCAATAGTAAATTCCCAGTGCGATCACCGCCACGGTAATGGTATCCCATGGATAGCGAATGGTATTGATGCCGCCAAAACTGCCCAGATAAGAGACCACAATAACCAGTGCGTAAAAGCCAATGAGCCACAGTGAAGACCAAATTTGTTGTTTCAGACTCACTGCGTGGGTGGGCACTTTATTTTTAAAAGGGATATAGATGAAAAACATCAGTATTTGTAAACCGAGCAGCCAGGAAACGGTATCCCAGCCGGACCAGTAAACGATCAGCGCCGAGATAATGAAAGAGGCCGGGCCTAACACGCAAAAACCGCGCACCAAAAACGGGCGATGCAAGTTGGGGGCATTACGGCGCAAGCCAGCGGCGGTCACTGGAGCAATGGCATAACTGAGCACCAGTGCGGCGGAGACTACGCTAATTAACTTCTCCCACGAGGGGAAGGGCAGCGTCCAGAAAATGGATAGGCCGAAGGTTAGCCACAGCGCAGCACGGGGGATGCCCGATTCATTATCCAACCGAGTGAATACGTTGAAAAACGTTCCGGCACGTGCCCAACCATAAATTACACGCGGCGTGGCATTCATATAAATATTGCCAGTGCCACTGGGTGAAATAATGGCGTCACTCACCACTAAAAATGCCAGCCAGCCAATCCCCAGCGTTATGGCGATATCGCGGTACGGCAGAGAGAAGTATTTGCTGATATCTTGCCATCCCCCGCTCAGTATTTCGGGCGGAATACTGCCAAGAAATGCCAGTTGCAGCAGGACATAAATAACGGTGGAGAGTAATACCGATAGGATCAAGGCGATGGGAATGGTTCGCTGTGGTTTTTGCACTTCACTGGCAACCGAAATGATGGGCGTCAGGCCCAGATAGGCAAAAATAATTCCTCCGGCGGAAATAGCCGCCTCTACGCCAGCAGTGCCGAAAGGTGCGAAGCCTTGGCTGTACAGGTTCTCTGGTTGGAAGAAGGTGAACAACACGATGACGACCAATAAGGGTACGAGGAACTTGATGATACTGATTAGGTTATTGGATTTGGCAAAGGTTTTCACACTGTAGTAGTTCAACACAAAGAAAATGAGCAGTAGGACAAACTGGAGTATCCAGCCCGCCAGTGTGGGATCACTTGAGTCAGCTTGGGTGAGAAGAGGGAACCAGGCGGCGGCGTATTGCCGGGCGGCTACAACCTCAATTGCGATCAGGCTAGAAAAAGCAATCAAGGTGATGAACCCCAGCAGGTAGCCCATCAACTCGCCATGGGAAAATACCGGATAGCGGATAATGCCGCCAGCACGGGGCAATGCCGCCCCTAATTCGCAATAGACGATACCGAGTAACAGTACCGCTAATCCGCCAATTAGCCAGGAATAGAGACCCGCAGGCCCGGCAATGGAAGCAACATGGCTGGCGGCAAACAACCAACCGGAACCAAAAATAGCGCCCAGTCCAATAAACGTCAGGTCGATGAGTGTAAGCTGTTTTTTAAATTTGCCCTGAGTAGCCATAGTATTACCTTTTTCGTTATTTAATCTGGCAGATGAAGGGATCGGGTCGTAAGACACCGTTGACTCAGGGCAACAGATTTACGGGTCAGCGCAAGATAATGACAAACCGACATCGGGTAACGTAGGGCGGTTATCGTTCTATTTGTCTTGCACCTAAGCCAGTTCTTTCAGTTAAAGATTCTTCAACAACCCACTCATGACTGTAAATTATCTGTTCTTTTATCATGATAAAAATCTCGTAGTAAGCCCCTATGAATAACTATCAGGAGCCATTAATTGATTTATTTTTTAAACTATGAAAGAGAGTGGCGGGTCATTTAGGCAATGAGAGCCGCCGCAGGGATTATGCTGTGAATAGCGGGGTTACTTTCCGTACATCCAATTGCTGACTGGGCAACACTTCGCCGAAATTACCACACTCGACAACGTGGTAACCGTCGGTATTGTTATCAGTGACATAACCAGCCGCAAATGATTCACACACCTCAGCATGTAGGTAGTCGTCGTAGCGACTGCGTTTCTTTGGTTTTGGAAAGCTAGATATGGACAGAGCACTACCTTGAGGGGTTTTTGAGTAACACCGATGGTGTGTTGCAGTAATTCAATATGACGTAGCTCAAGTTGATTAATCATGCTGTTTCGCCTTCAGGCTAGCGGCATAATCTTCCCAAGTTTTAAGGTCATCAGGGGAAACCGTGACTGAATCATCGTGAGGAAACCAATGAGCGCACCATTTACAGTTAGGGAACCGGAAAGTAACGTTAATATTTTTATTGACGAGGATGTAGGCTGAAAAATCATATGCGCCAGTAAATTTGGCTTTAGCCGCTGCTATCGCAGATAATTTTTGTCTATCAGCTTCATCGGCTTCTTTTTTCCGCTTACGGTCAACATCTTCTCTACGGGCCTGACATTCGATACTGCAATAAATCTGGTCATCTTCATTCCAAACACGGGCAGATTCTTCACGGGAAACTCGATGATTGCAATATCCGCACTCTTGCGTCCAATCGTGTTCTTCAACAAGCACCTTCCACGGTACGCCGCCTATTACACTGACGTATTTATCAAGGGCGGGGGCAAGTCGGCATGACACAATCTCACTGAAATCAAGATCAAGTTCATTGGCACCATTGCGCCTCGCTTCTATGTGACTTTTAGCAAACTGAATACATCCAACCTCATCCCCCTGAACGCTATAGGCTCTTAATTTATTATCCATTATGCTCACCCCTCAGGCTGGCGGCGAACTGCATTAAGTCAGCTTTGATATATAAAAGAGACTTGATCACTCCATCCTCTTCAATTGCAGAGAATACCGACTTGTGGAATCCATCCGCTGCCAGTTCAACTCCTTGCGCCTGATATTCATTAATTACCTGCGCCGTTTTTGGTATTTGTTGCTTAATAATTTCCAGTGCTTGAGTGTGGGTTAAATACCCCTCTTGCTGACTTTTGACCCATTCATTTAATTGTGTGTCTGATTGATAGGTAGGAATATCAATATCTATATCCGGTATCAGTTTACTCCGCACCATCACTAATACTGCTCTTTCAACACGGTTAGTTCCCCGATTTGCCAGTGCCTGGATATGGGCATTACGTTTTTTTGCCATACGTCTTTGACGAGATGTAGTGGCCATTGGTCAGTCCTCTGTAGATTTGCGACTGGTCTCGCATTTGTGCCTCTTACTGAATACACGCTGAGCTTGAATTATTTTCGAATGGTTAGAGGTTTTGTAAAATACAGTCTGGCAATTGCTACAGAACAACGTTGCATTACCATAACCGTCTAATCCCCAACCAACAAAATCATTTACTTCTCTAACCATTATCAACTCTACTTAGTGGTATTTATGCCTGCCGACGCGAACATCGACAGGGTAAATCCACTCGTCACTTTTAAGCTGCTTGTGCGTTAACCGGGCGCTAACCAGTTACTCAGTGATGCTTCACGCCACATTTCCATCACTACGTCGCCGTGGGAACCCGACCTATAACGCCGTCGTCGCGTGTCCTGAACTCGATCAGGAACTTGGGTGCGGTCTAACCGCGTTTTTACTTCATGATTTTTTCCTCCATTGTGGGTACTCCGTGGTTTAGCTGAGCCGTGACCGGTACACGCGGACCGTTTTGTGTCACTTAACCTGTTTGTTAAAGAGCGTACCCATTGTTTCGGGTGATAGTCCTGTTCTTGGATTTAAATGTAACTATAGTTTCGGATTGCGTCAAGCAGGATCTGATACTTTAGTTTCGGATATGGTTGTGAAAAACCATTACATGTGGTTTTTCTGGAGGAGTGAGGGGATATTAGCGGACGGCTGGGCAGTCTGATTTGTTAAAGGTGGCGGTTAATGTTTTTGATGGGAATTGGTAAATATAGTTAGCAGCGCCTTGATATTTATCGATAAGAATATTGTCGCATAGTGCATGGGTAAAACTTTCTTTAGCAATGGCTTTAACATGTACAATTGTTTCGTAATCAGGACTCATATCATTGATTTTATATATGTAATTAATGCTTTTGTCTTTGACAAACATATCAGTTAAAAGGGTGTTGTCATCCAAACGTCTAGGGATGCCAAGTTTAATTTTTTCTTCAGCAAATGCGGGTACGGCTTTTTCCCAGATTGAGGCATTATCTGATTTATCTGTTAGCGCGCGACCTAGATCTTTGCCAAGAACAGCAAAAATAGTGGCAACAATGAGAATAATAGCTCTCGTGCCCCATTTTTTGATAAAAGCCATAACGCCATTTTCTGTTGTCGCGATAGGTTTTGCATCAATAATGGTTTGTTGTCTTTTAGGTGAATCACTGACCCAAGGGTCTGATGGCTTTGCCTGATTTAACTGATTTATTTGAGTTCCACAAGATGAACAAAATTTGCTATGTGGCTCAATTGATGCGCTGCATTTCATACAATACATTGTTTTTTCCTTATAAATTTTCCCATTTAGCCTCAACAACAACACCGATAATTCGGCAGTTACCATTGATTTCTATCATTGGGTACTGGGGGTTCAGAGGCTTGAGATATTTATTGCCAGCATCTTCAATGTAGCGTTTGAATGTCGCCTCATTACCATCGGTTAGTTTGGCGATAACTAATTTACCTGAGGTGGGTTCAACATCTGGGTTGACTAATATAGACATACCTTCAGGAATGGTTAAGCCCACAGGAGAGGTCATTGAATCCCCTTTAACATCAAGCCAAAAGGCATTATGTCCAGCATACTTAGTGGTGGTTACCCACTCGTCTATTTCATCAAGACTATAAGGCTCAATGGCTTCTGACCAATTTCCCGCGCTAACCCAACTGATTTTGGGATACTCATAGGATTGTAATGGGTGCGAGTCTTTATTTTCTTTTACATTCGCATCCCAATTAGCGCTGGATGTGGATTGTAATTCAGGATTTCCCTTTCCCGTCTGAAGCCATTCTGGATTGCATAAAAGAGCACGGGCAATATTAAAGAGCGTATTGCCATTAAAGTTTTTTGTCAGCCCTAACTCAGCTTTACTTATAGCTACTCTAGACACGCCTGATTTCCTTGCCAATTCTTCCTGACTAAGATTCAACGCTGACCTTCTTTCGCTGACCCTTTCAGCTAAAGTACTTGCCATTGATTCCTCTGAATTATATCCAGCTAAAAATTGACACCAAAGTAACACTATCTTTGGAAACTTTGTTTTCGTTATGCTCTTGCCTGAATCTGATACTTTGGTTACGATTAGTGAGGAGGTATCCATGAAACTGTATGATATTTTGAAAACTGAAATTGGAAGCAATGCGGAAATTGGCCGCCGATTTCCTGCAAAAGGTAAGTCACGAACCGGGCAGGCAGTGGGTAAGTGGCGATCTCAAGGAGTGCCCGAAGATATTGCTCTGTTGTGTCATTTATCTTCTAACATCCCATACATCTACAACCCGGCCGACTATGGCCGCAACCCGGAAAATCTTAGCCTGGTTCTGACCAAACCAGCTCATCAGTAAAGATAGAGGACTGACCAATGACCACAATTTACCAACCTGCCGCTATAACGGCAGGGGCTGCGATAGCATCTGACGTTCGGCGGGAGTTGCTATCCCGCAAAAAGGTGGGAAAGAACGGTTTACCGTTCCATATCTGCCCGCGATAACTTCAAGCGGGAAGACAGTAAGCGAGCGGTAGTTATACCTGGGCAAAATGTGGGTACCCATCGTGCTGATCGTAAAGATACTGTCTCTGATGGTATGCGGGCAAAGCGCAACGTTTGGACTGTGGCCACTCGTGGTTACAAAGAAGCTCATTTCGCTACTTTCCCGCCAGCACTAATTGAACCTTGTGTTTTGGCTGGTTGTCCGACTGGTGGCGTGATTTTGGACCCATTCGGTGGTAGTGGCACGACTGCTGGCGTCGCTATCGGCAGTGGTCGTAAAGCTATTCTTTGCGAATTGAACCCAGCATACGCTGAACTGGTTCCAGCTCGTATCGAAAGTATTTTATCTGCGTATCCAATTAATAAGGGGTGTGCAGCATGATTGATTTCTCCAATACCCAATATGTTCATGATCTGGCCGCTCTCAAGTCCGCCCCAACACATAAGTTGAAATTAATTGGCGACCAGTGGCGCACGCCAGATGCTCTGTTTTGGGGTATCAATGCGATGTTTGGCCCGTTAGTTCTGGATCTGTTCAGTGATTGCGAGAATGCGAAAACACCCGCTTATTACACTGCGGAAGATAACTCGCTCACTCAAGACTGGGCTACGAAACTGACCGAGTTGAATGGCGCTGCATTTGCTAACCCTCCCTACAGCACGGCGAAAAAGCATGAAGGGCAATATATCACTGGCATGCGGCACATCATGGCTTATACCTCCGAAATGCGGCAGCGCGGCGGTCGCTATGTCTATTTGACCAAAGCGGCAACGTCAGAGGTGTGGTGGCCTGAAGAAGCAGACCATATTGCATTCATTCGCGGCAGAATTGGCTTTGAAGTACCGGCTTGGTTCCGTCCCGAAGATAACACTCAAGTTGCCTGCAATGCGGGTTTTGGTGCGGCTATTGCCATTTTCGATAAGGAATGGCGTGGCCCTGCGATTAGCTATATCACCCGTGAGCAATTACTTGCCACTGGTGAGGCATTTTTAGCGCAGATCCGCAGAGAGGCTGAGCGCCTGATACCACAAAACCAGCCGAAAAATATTCCAGTACCGGAAACTGGCAACACCGTCTGGCCGGTCGAAGTAAATCTGTATTTCAGCAAAATATCGGGTGCCGCTGAATTACCCGCCGACCTGCAACATAAAATCTTAGGCAATATCAACCGTATGAAATTAGACGGTATTCCGTCTGATGCCATCATTGCCGCCGCCACAACACTCACCGCCGCTATGGGAGCAACATCATGAAAGAGATCATCGTAGATAATTTTGCTGGTGGCGGTGGGGCTTCTACCGGGATCGAAATGGCAACCGGGCGCAGTGTTGATATCGCCATCAATCATGATCCGAATGCTATCGCCATGCACACCACCAATCACCCCGACACCCTGCATTATTGTGAGTCAGTATTCGATATTGACCCCGTGGCCGCGACCGCCGGCAGACCTGTCGGACTTGCATGGTTCAGCCCTGATTGCCGCCATTTCAGTAAGGCGAAGGGCAGTAAGCCAGTTAAAAAAGAGATCCGTGGTTTAGCGTGGATACTGATTCGTTGGGGGTTAGCGAAAAAGCCTCGAGTAGTGATGCTGGAAAATGTGGAAGAGTTTAAAACGTGGGGACCGCTACTGACTGCCGAAGATGGCACAGAACACCCCGATCCCGCCCGCGCGGGTGAGACATTCGCCGCATTTGTAGCGATGCTGACTACGGGTATTGATGCCGAACATCCAGCGTTACAGGAGTGCTGCGAGGTTTTAGGGATTGATATCAATAGTATAGATGCTAAACGACTGCAGGCTGGTTTGGGATACGTCGTTGATCACAAAGAACTTCGGGCCAGTGATTATGGTGCGCCAACCATCAGAAAGCGCTTCTTTACCGCCGGGCATTCCGTGAAGCGCTAGATAACTCCCCGATCACAGCCTTCAATAACCCTGTTCGCCAACACGAGTTCTTCTAATGATCACCATTGCCGAGATTATTGGGCGGGTTAACACCCAGCTCAAAGATACTGCATGGTTGCGCTGGCCGCTGGCGGAGCTATGTGATTATTACAATGATGCCGTCCGGGCAGTCATTCTTGCACGGCCAGATGCTGGGGCAACGACCGAAGTGATTACCGCTGCGATTGGGACTAAACAAACGTTGCCGGATGGCGTTATCCGCTTAATTGAGATGATTCGCTTAGTAGACGGCAGGGCATTAAGGCCGGTACCGCGTGATGTACTTGATAGCCAATATCCTGATTGGCATCAGATGACGGGTTCTGTTGAGCGTTACACCTATAACGAATTGACACCCAAAGTGTATTACCTGTTTCCCGGCCCCGCAGAGCCAGTCGATATTGATGCTGTAGTGGCCAGAATTCCGATGGCCGTTGCTATCAATGACCTGGCAGATAAAACACCAGTACCGATTGACGAGCTTTATGTGAATCCGTTGGTGGATTGGATGCTGTTTCGTTCGTTTAGTAAAGATGGTGAAGCGGGGGCAAACCTCAATTTAGCCATGCAGCACTATCAAGCATTTAGCGATCAGTTGGGGGTTAAGCAAAATTCTGAGAGTTTCGCCCAGCAATTGAAAGAAGCGCAGTACCAGGGGGGTGGGCAGTGAGCGTAACAGTTTCCGGCATTATGATTAACCCGGTCGGCGAGCCAGTAGTCAATGCACAGATCACCCTCACAGCGGTTACCAATAGCCTTACTGTGCTCAATGCCTTTTCGGCCACAGTCAGAACGGACGGGGTGGGTACATATCGCATCCAGTTAGAAGAGGGCAGCTACTCCATTACAGTGGCTGCGAATGGCCGTAGTTTTGTTTATGGCGCGGTCACGCTGGATAACACCACAGGCCCCAGCACACTCAATCAATTGCTGAAGCAGCAGATCATGGAGTCGGAACTCACACCAGATGTGATCCTGTACTTCTGCCAGATTCAACAGCAGGTCGCCAATGATCTTGCAACAATAAAAGTTTTAGAAATCAGTGCTACAGATGCGGCAGAGCGCGCAGGTCATTCACGCGATGAGGCTATGTTGTATGCAAAGGATTTGTCTGAGGCGCTTGCAACAGCCAAGGGGTATCGCGACCAAGCGGGCATAAGTGCGGATGCATCTGCACTCTCTCAGCAGGAAGCGGCGATAAGTGAAACGAGTGCTAAAGCCAGTGCCGATTCAGCATTACTGTCAGAGCAAAATGCGCTTTCATATCGCGACTCAGCCCAGTCAGCAGCGGCCACAGCAGCCGATGATGCGTCAACACTTGCAGCCGAGCAGACAGCAGAAAAAATTAAGTTACAAGTTAAAACTGATGCGGATCGTGCCGAAGCGGCACGTATAGCAAGTGAACAGATAAAATCCTCGGTAGATGACACCGCTCAGACAGTTGCTCAACAGCATGGCGAAACAACACAAGCAGCTATCGTCGCACGGGATAGTGAAGTCAAGGCAACAACCGCGGCAAACAGTGCTGTTCAATCGAAAGCATCAGCGGCAAGCAGTGCGGAAACAGCACAACAGAACGCAGGAATATCTACAGTAGATAAAAATGCAGCAAAAGGTTTTAGAGATGAGGCTGAGGGTTTTGCTCAGCAGGCGCATGCTTCAGCAGAAAGCGTCGGCGATGTAATGCCAAAATCCGGCGGCGCATTCACTGGCCCGGTATCAATGTCTCGCGATGCAACAGAGCCGTTAGAGCCTGTTACATTTCAACAGTTTGAAAGAACCGGGGGCGAGTTTCTATTAAGTGTGAAGTGGCACATGAGTAGAACTAATATCCCAGCAGGGTGGGCACCGTTGGACGGTATAATTTTAGACCGGGCGCTATGGCCTGATGTTTGGGCGACCATACAAGTTGGTTACTCGCTTGTTACAGATGAATCATGGATTAGAGACCCGATTCTTCGTGCGTGTTTTTCAATAGGTGACGGTAGCACTACTTTCAGAATCGGCGACCTGAACGGCAAGTCCGACGGTTCTTTGGGTGCCGTAGTTCTTAAAGGGGATGGTAAAAACTCATTTGGCGAAATAGGGAGGATTCAAGGCGACGCAATTCGAAACATCACCGGAGATTTTGGCTCACTGGGCGGGCAACTTAACAATGCGTATGGCATTGTCATTGGATCAAAAAACGGCGTGTTTGTCGGTCATGGTGATAGCGGGAGGCCAACATCTGCAAACATCGGGCAACCTGCATTAGGTTCGGAATTTGTAGCTTTTGATGCTTCACGAGTAGTACCAACCGCAGTTGAAAACCGCGTAGTTAACGCCACTGGTTGCTACATAATCAAGCTTGCAGGTTCCGCGCTCAACGAAGGGCAGATTAACGCGCTCGAATTAGCAACGCAGATGACACAACTTGCATCGCGCACTACAAGCTTAGAGTCAGATGCGTTTACTGCTAGCAAGATAGCAAATACATCATGGACTAATCTGACGTTACTCAATGGCTGGACACAATTCAATGGTGAAATGTGTGCTGTCAGGCGAGTTAATGGAGTTGCTCAATTATCAATAACGGCGGGAGGCGGGGCAAATGGAGTACTGCTTGCTTCGTTGCCTATTGGATATAGACCCAAAAGGAGCACTAGATATCCCGTTGTTTCTAGATCAACTGAGGCGCAAGGGGCTTTTGCAGCCCTCGAAGCTAACGGCGACATTGTTACATATAATGTTAATAATTTTGATTATATAAGCTTTACGGCTTCTATATTCCTAGAGTAAGCATAGTTATGAAAAAATTAAATATATTAGATAGTGACGGGTTCTATATTGAAGATTATATAGAAGGATATTTACCCAAGAATTGGACTGCCGATTTAGTCGGTGACGGCTATTACAAAGCGCAATATCAAAACGCTATTGTAGACCCAGAAACGGGTGAATGGACGGGCGGGCAGTGGGCAGAGACTAGCGGGCCTTCCTACGCCGATATTGCGGCTCAAAAATCAGCACTTATCGCACAGGCAAAAGCAAAGAAGACAAAGTTAATTGGCGATGCAAGCGATGAAATCGATGTACTGAAAGACAGAATTGAGTTGGGGCAAGATAAAACTGACGAGTTGAAACTGTGGAAGTCATATCGTATAGCGCTTGATGATATTAATGTGAGTACAGCGCCGGATATCATGTGGCCCGTTTCTCCCGACAACATAAAATTGCCGGTGGTTTTAACCAAGGCAAAAACTGGGCAATTAAGCCCAGCCTATTTCAGTCATACAACCAGCGACCAGCCTTGGCGGATTCTATTATCATTCCAACAGTAAGCGGCTTTATTTCCTGATTCTTTGGTTTTTTTTGCCAGATGGGGTATTCATATTCAATGTAATTTCTGCCATCAAAATTTTCATAATCAATATTAAAGTGTTCAAACACATCTAACAGAAATCCGTGAGCATCCTCCGGCGTAAATCGAAAGTCGTCCTGCAACGTCCAGTTTCTAGTCACCTGCTTGATACCGGGCTTAAGCCAGTGCTTCCTTATAGGATATTTATTCATCAGGTACTGGATGATTTCGGTTTCTAATTCACCGCTGCTCATCAGAAATAAGTCCATTGAATGCGATCTTTAGGCCTGGCTATGAGATTGTATCTTCTTCGGGTGTTCCGGGCTGCTAATGGAATAATAACAACCAACTGGGCATACCCAAGCCAGGGGATGTAACGCCCGATAAAGGTTGCTATTTTATTGGTAGGCACCATCTTCAGTGTTGAGATGCTTTTCCCTACAGGAGTAAGTGGCCTCAAATTATATGGGAATCTCAAATCTTTTAGTAAAGATCGAGACACTTTAGATGCGACACTGGTTCCAGGTGTTGCACTGGCTGCTGATAGCTTACCTGATACTTTTATATACGGCTGCCCAGAAAGTATCAGGGCTGCTGACTCAATCTCCATGCCAATATGATCTGCAAAGCTTTCAAGAAAGATAGTATTGAATAATTCTGCCGGAGTGAGATTTGTATGTCCGTGGTAAAAGTACGTCCCGCCCAGCTCTTCAACTGTATCCATAGTACATCCTTGTTATCGTGTTAATTATTGCTTAAAGCCCATTTGCTCTTCATCAGCATATATTGTTACCTCACATGATTAAACTAGAGTGGCAAGAGATTCAGACAATCCTCAAATGTATTTAATTTCTCATTACGTTGATATCAGCGAATTAACGCGCTAAATTATCCAAAGATGCCAAGCCTCACTTTTTAGTGGGGCTTTTTTTATGCCCGCCGGAAATTACTCACTATGTCTGCTATCGATATCACAACAATGCGCGGCGAAATGCCACGGGCGGTTGCAGCCGGTATTAATGATGCGCGGAGTTCGGCTTATATCGGTGCGCGTATGGCTGCCGGTGCCGGTTCTGTCACTGCAGCAACATTGGAGCATGGCTTGCCGCGTTACAACAAAGCTGAGGGGATGATTGAGCGTCAGGCGGGTACAGATAAGAGTGACTCGCTCATGGGGATCTTGGATGGACTCGGCAACCATCGAGAGAGCTTCTTAAAATGGATCGCGGGTCACCGCTCTGAACGGTTGATGAAAGAGGGCAAAGAAAACAACTTTACCGCCGATGAAGTTGCATACATGCAAACCCTTAACAAGGGTAATGAGGCATTATTTGATGCTCAGAAGAAGAAATACGATGCTTTTATTAAATCGATTCTTGACCTCCAGCAGGATATGGGACTCATCGAGCCGGCAAGCCGGGCGCAATGGGAAGATGCCTGGTATCTGCCTTATTACCGCGAAGCTGAAAATGGTGAGGTAAGCGGGCCATGGAGCAGTAAAGGTATTGCCAACCAAAGCAGCACAGTGCGGAAACTTAAAGGCAGTGATCTGACCATTAAAGATCCTATAGAAAACCTGTTTAACTACGTTGCCAAGTCGGTTGATGCGTCAATGAAGAATGAAGCTATGCGCCGTGCGGTAGTTAATCTGGCAGATACTGGTGTACTTGAAGTTATTGACTCACCGAATAAGATGGATTTTGAGCGCATAGGTAAAGACGTGGTGAAAATGTTTGTCGATGGGCAAGAAAAGTTGGTTCAAGTTAATGATCCGCAACTTTACCGCGCATTCACCATGATTGACCTTGAGCGCAGCAGTTCCGCATTTATGAAAGCGGCCCGCACAGCTAAAAAAGTGCTGACCATTAGCACTACATCAATGCCTGATTTTATTATCCGTAACTTCTTACGTGATTCCGTGCACTCCTGGGCTATCAATAAAGATGGCTTTAAGCCAGTTACCGCATCGTTTGCTGGGTTTAAAAAAACACTGAGAACCGATGATACTTTTGTCGATATGATGTTTGCTGGCGCAACATTTGGCGGGGGGTATTCAAACGTCTACGATCCGGCGTCTACGGCACAAACTATCCGCGCTGTGCTGCGTCGGAAGGGTTATAAAGACAGCCAGATCAATCAGTTTGAATCATCTATTGCCCGGTCTGGCAAAGAGGTTTTGGGCAAAATTGAGCAGGGATTGCAGAAGTATAAGCATGTCAGTGAAGCGGCAGAAAACGCGAATAGGCTGGCCACTTATGAAGCTGCAGTCAAGTCGGGGAAAAGTAAAGCTCTAGCAGCCTTTGAATCTCGTGATCTCATGGACTTCAGCATGATGGGGGCCAGCAATATCATGATTAATTTGAGTGATATGTTGCCGTTCTTCAATGCCCGCATGCAAGGGTTAAGTAAGTTAGGTCGAGGTATTAAAGAGAACCCCCGTGAGGTACTAAAACGCGGAGGCATGATTGCTGCAGCCTCACTGGCTCTGTTGGCACTGAACTGGGATGATGAACGCTACGAAGAATTACAGGATTGGGATAAAGACACGTACTGGCATGCATGGATTGGTGATCAGCATATTCGTATTCCGAAACCTTTCGAGATAGGTCTGATGTTTGGCACTTTGCCTGAGCGGTTTGTTCGTGCACTGGGGGGCAGAGATACAGGGGCTAAATTTGGCAAGCTGGTAGCACATAACTTTATGGAAACCATGGCCTTCAACCCGATTCCGCAAGTCGCCATGCCGATTGCTGAAGCTTATGTTAACTATGATTTCTTCAAAGGCAGCCCGATTGAGAATATGGCAGATAAGAATCTGATAGCTGGCGCTCGTTACAACGACCAAACCAGCCTGCTGATGCGTGAAATTGGTCAAGCGACAAACCTGTCACCGAAGATGCTTGATCACATTATTACCGGGTACACCAGTAGCCTGGGCGGGTACGTGCTTGGAGCAACCAATCTTCTTATGCGTAATCTGAAGGACTACGGTGAAACACCCGCTATTCGCCTTGATGAAATGCCCGTTATTAAATCCTTCTTCCGTGGGACTGACCCAGCCAAATCTACACAGTTCACTGAAGATTTCTACCGCATGATGACCCAAGCCAATCAAATTAACAGTACCATTAACAGCTTTCGTAAGCAGGGGCGTGGTGAAGATGCCAATGAATTGTTAGAAAATAACCGCGGGAAATTATCGCAACGTAAGGGGCTAACGGCGACTCAGCAACAAGTGAAGACACTGAATGCCCAGATTGAAATGATGAGGCGGGACCGGATATTAACGGCGGATCAGAAAAGAGAAAAGATTGACCGATTAATGGCAACCAGAAACAAACTGGTACAGCAGGCAGTGGAGAGGGTGAATCCCTATTTTAATAAATAATATTAAGGGGCAATATCGGCCCTATTTAAATATATTTTTTATAACAACGAACAGAACCAGCAACATAATAAATCCGATGATCCCAAAAATAATACTAGTGTTACTGTCCATATGCATATTGCCTTTACCGGCCAATAGGTAAGCAGCAACGACAAAGGGAATGCAGAGAGCGGGGTGGATGGTGATCATCACGGCAGCGAGAATTAGGCATACTATAAAGATTGTAGATGTCAT